TAAGTGTGGGAACTTCCGACCCGACTCAGAAGTCCCCACTAACCTTAGCTAAGGTGTTACGTTATGAAGGTCGTGTGATCTTCAAGTTAGTTGCTTCAGTTGCGTCATATAGAGCAACGAAAGACATGCTAATCATTCGGCTTGTAGGTCCATCTACGCCAACATCAGCACTGTTTATTTTTACTTTAGGGAACTGGAATGTGTAAGCGTTAGTTCCTGTAGGATCGTTAACTGATACTTCAATCTCTGTCTCTGACTCGTTAAGGAAACGGTTAATTAATGCCGCATCCTCAAAGTAAGCTGTTAGTGTACCTTCAACTTCTGCTCTACCATACTCTAATGATGGTGCGCTATCATCTCCGATTACGAAGGTAGGTGCGAAGGAATTAGTTAATGTGAAGTCTAAAGCAGTTACGATAGCTACGTTAGCGGCTCCACCTACATTACCAATACCAATGTCACCTGAGTAAGCATCAAATGGTGCGGCTCCAGAAGCGGCATCTTGTGTCTTTTGAGTAGCGCTCATAGTCATATTCTTACCTACCATACCGAAGGTAGTTGCTACCATTTGGTTAGGTGCGAGGGAAACAGCCATAGTGGAAACTGAACAACCTGAGAATAGTCTAGCTTGATCAATGTCTGCGGCATAGTCTTCTATAGAAAAGAACTGAGGTGTTGTGCCTACTTTAAGAACAGCACCTGAAAAAGTATTTAGCATAGCTGATTCTAAGAAGTCGTCATAGTCAGCATCTCTTAAGTCTACTACAATATCTCCAGCTACTTGTCTGTTACCGTGACGATCTACACGAGGCATACGGTCAGCTTGGATGTCGTTACCAGCTACACGGTCTTTAGTTAAGTTTAAAGAGTGTGTGCTGAAAGGAAGGTTAGTAAAGTTGCCAGCAGGTGTCGTACCGAAAGTGCTTTCGGCTATGTAAGACAGGCTGGAGCGTGAACCCTGTGCAAAGGCCATGATGTATTCTCCTAGTTATTTATAAATGTACCATCCGATATTAATCGGAACGTAGTACCAAGGGCTGTCAATCAAACCTTGTTGCCTTTCAGCATAGTCGATTGATAATTTAATTGTTTCTGATTGTGCGTTAGTAAACGATATGTCAGTAGTAGCCGCAAAAGCGTTTATAACTTTATTAGCGTAGTCGTCTGCGGTTGAAGGTCCATTACCTTCTGGTGTAGCTACTGTAACGTAAAATACACCTTGATACCTGAGTTGGGGATTTAAGCCTCTTACAGCAGGTTTAGCTGATGTAGGCATATAACGTACACTAATAAAGCTAGTGCCTGTTGTCGGTTCAAATGCTACGTTCTCATAAGCAATGTCAGGTAGGTTAGCAGTATTTGAGATATGTGTCTCAAGTGCGGCTCTTATATCCTTGTGTATACTAGCCATAAAGATTCTCCAATACTCCAGATATATTATAGTTAAGATCAACTATACCAGCATGAGGTGCGCCATTAGATAGAGTGAGTGAACCTGACATCTTTTCAAAGTTTATTCTAGCTATATCACTAGCTAAGTTTTGATACCCTTCTTCTCTCATGGTATCTTTACCAAGCTCTCCAACTCTAGGTCTACCTTCAGAAGACTTACCTCTGGGTCTACCTGCACCTACAATATAAGAAAAAGATGTAACAAAGGCTCCAGTAGAAACTGGTGACATATTTGTAGCTGTAACAGCAACCTCTTCCAAAGTTTCTCTGAACAGGTCGTCTATATTATCTTCTATTTGTTTTATTTTATTGTGAAAAGATTTATTAACAGTATATTTCATACTCTACTCCTGTACATCACATATGTAACACATAGCGACACCGTTAGAGAATATAGATACTGCTCTAGTTACTTTAACTGTGTCACCATTACCTATGATTAAGTCATCAGGGAATGGATCTATACCTGCGCCAAGGTAAGGTACTACACACTTACGTACACCTCTAATAACTTCTTCAGGGTTAGAACTAGAATAATCATAGAAGTAACCAGTGAAGCTATAGTCAGTTGTAGATGAACCTACTACAGATCCTGTAGCTGGATTATAAGTACCGTCCGTAGTAATTTTACGTAGTGTTAATGTTTCACCAAAATCTTCAACCAACTTGAGTAAGTCAAATGCTCTAAAAGACATATGTTACTCCCCTTCTATTCGTATTCAGGTGTTTGGTAGCTTGGTGGGTTTTTAAATCTATCTCTTCGGAAAGAGCCTTCAATGCGGTTAGTGTTCTGTCTTACAGCTTCTACTGTACTCTTAGTAATGCCACCAGCTAGTACCCCTACCGAAGCACCTGAAGTTTTACCTTGATACTCTAAGTTATCTGCTAGTGAGTTGTAGTGTGTAACTAAGTCAGAGTAATCAGCTTTTAAAGCTCCACTAAGTTCTGTGTTTACTTTCCTAGAATACTTAGATGCTATAGCTCTAGCAATCCAAGCTCCAGAGTAGTACACGTTGTCACCATTCTCCCCTAGAGAGAAAGTAACCTCTTCGTTTTGTACTTGCTGGTCAGTCGTGTCAGTATCACCAACCAATAGTCGTACTGTATTGAGACGACCAGAAGCCGTAGTTGTGTTTAGATCCGTTGGATCGTAAGACCAAGCCATTTAGTCGTCCCCTTTGTTTATTCTCCGAGAATGTTATCTCTTATTTTATAGTAATCTTCTGTTATCCAGCGATTGTTATTTAAGAACCGACGAATAAGACCTCGTTGCTTATCGTCTATCTTTGACTTCTTACACTTCTTAGTATTAAACTCTGCTGTGCTAGAGGTTCTACTCTTAACTTCACTGTTGAGTAAGTTCACAAGCGTTTCAAGTTGCTTACCAGAAAACTCTGATAGTCTATCTCCAACCTTTGTCTGAACTACTAATTCTTCGTTGTGGTACAAGTAACCAGAAGCGTATAGTATTGCAACTTTATCTTGATGCAAACCTCGCTCTAACCAGTTAAAATGATCTCCACGTTTCCAATCTCGATTGTCTGCGCTAATAGTCATTTTTATAAAGACAGGCCAATCAACCTGCCATCCCAAGTATGATGGGTGCATAGGACTACTCCGTTATAAGGATATTATTATGTTCTTTTATTATTTGGGTGCAACCCCAAGCAACTAAGCTCAGGGTTCACCATTGTCTATATTATTAGTTCTTACTGAACGATAGCTGAGAAGAAGTATCCTAAGTCAGCACCAACGACTTTCATGTCGTATGCCATTTTAACTTGGATATGTTCTGCAACTTGCTGACGCTTAAGAGCATCGTCAGAATATGATTCAACAGTAACACCTAAGTTGTTTACACTTGGGATATTGTTCCAAGCGAATGTCAAACCAGCCGCAGGTGTCATAAGACCTGAAGAGCGTGGTGTGTGTACTAGTAAAGCATTTTTACCGCCTATGAAAGCAGATGATTCTGCTAAACCTTCAGCCGCAGTATTTTCTACTGCTTCCATTACTAGGAAGTTTTCCATTCCGAAGATTTCAGCTAGTTTACCGTCTGTGATCAATGCAGGGTTGTTGATAGTAGAACCACCATTCAAACGTGCAAGGATATCAGGGTGGTTAACCAAGATGTCACGAACTTCTTTACCAACAACCATTGTGTTTGGCTTGAAACCACCAGAAGTTAACTGCATAGCGCGTGCGCCAGTTGTTACGTCTGAGATAGGTGTTGAGTTTGTGTAGTCATTCCAGTAGACTGGAGTTCCAGCACCACTAGCCGCACCAGCTACGTCTGTTGTCCAAACGCCAGCTTTGAAGAATGTATCTGCAAATGCTTTTTCACGATGGATTAAAAGACGGTTAGTAAGTGTTTGTGCGCCAGCAGAACGTATTTCTAACATTGCATCTTCGTTAGCAAGTGTTTGCTCGTCGAAGTCCATGCCTAGACCATAAACGTCTGCATAGTATGATGAGTTAGAAAGAGCCATACCAATACGGTTAACTTCTGTACGTGGTGCTAATTTCTTAACATCACCAGAGCGGTTCATATTTGCGCGGTCATAAATGTAGTATTTATCAGACTGTCTTTGTACGCCCACTGTTGGGAATACTTTGTCAGCGATAAAAGTAGATTGTTCTTGTACATAAGCAAGCGTTAAATTAGATAACGGCTGATCTATATGTACTGAAGAGGGAGTTAATAATGGCATTATGTTATTCCTTTAAAATGCTGATTTAGGCCGCTACGTTGCCACCTTGGATCATTTCTATTTCGATGATTTGTCCATCTACACCAGCTTCACGGGCATAGCCTAAGATAACGTCACCAGTTGCGGCTGTTAAAGCATCACCAGAAGCGTCTGTCTGTACAGCGGCTCCAGCGGCAATAGTACCACCAGCAGTTACCATGACTGAACCAGAAACGGTTACAGTTACAGCTTTACCAGCACCTGCGCCTACGATGCAAACACCGATAGCGTTTTCGCCAGCAGAATCAGCTAGGTCTACTTGACCATCTGACTCAAGAGTTACGAATTTGAATTGTGCTGAAGATAAATCTTCCCCAGCGATGAAAGTACGGTTGTCACGAGACTGCATTACCGCCATGATTATTCCCCTTTGTAGGTTTTGTTAATAAGTGACTTACCTTCGTCAGTCCTAGCTACAACAGCGTAAGCCTTTGCGTATTCACTTTTCTTTAGTTGGTTGTCGTCCATGTAGGACTTTACAAGACTATCTAGTTTGTCTGAAGATGAGGCGAACTCACCATCTACATCTGACTTACCAAATTCTTCCATAGATGCGCCAATAGATGCGTCACACGCCTTTAGTGCTTCCATGATTTTTTCTTCTTCTGCGAATTTCTCTACTAGAGATTTAGCTACAGCTATATCAAAGTTTGGTAGAGCTTCTTCAGCACTCTTAGTTAGAGCAACATCAGCTTTTTCTAAAGCCGCCGCTTCAAGTGCTTTTAGGACTGGAGCAGGGATGTCAGATTTAACTACCATCTCACCTTCTATGTCCATCATTTCTACTTCAGCTTTCTTCTCGATTGCATCAGCAGTTATAACGTAGCCGTTGTCTATAAGACCTTTACGAAGTGTTTCATTTTCAGCCTTGAGAGTTTCTATCTCAGCTTCTAGAGGGTTAACCTCTTCTGCTTCTGATTTCTCAGTAACTTCTTCTACAACTTCTTCAGCTTTTTCCATGTTATATCCAAGGGCTTTCATCGCTTCTGCGCGACCACAACCTTTGTCTTTCATGTAAGCGGCTACTTTGGTTTCCATTTCTTCATTCATTTTATTAATACCTTCAAAGGAATTGTCACGCTTGAAGAGGCTAACCATTGCCTGTGCATTGGCTGGACGATCCACTAGGGAAAGTTCTTCAAGGTGCAAGTTTTTTAGGAGATTAGGCAAGTTAGATTTCCTCCTTAATAGCACGTCCACCTATAGAGAACGCGGCGAGTTCACCAGACTTCACCATTGCCCAGACATCATCATCGAATACTTTGTAAGCGACAACCCATCCTTCACGGTCAGACTGGATACCTAGAGAATCACCAATTTCTTTAGTGATCGGGAGTGAGTGTACAACGACACCTACTTGATCCCCTGTGTGCATAGCCTTGCCGACTCGCACATGCTCCATAAATTCATTAACAGCTTTAACTAAAGTCTCAGCCTCTATTACATCACCTTGTCGATCTACTACAGCGTCACCCTTTTCGGTTACTACTGAAGCCCAACCATAGACTAATCGTTGTTCGTCGTCAGTCTTAAGGATCTTACCTTCAATATTCGCTTTAGTCATATCACCCACCGATGTATTTGATTGCCACATACGACATGACCAATAGCCAGCCGTTGTTTTATCTTTCTTGCTATCACAATTATGTCTAGCTCTAAAGTTAGCTCTAGCTTTAGGATCATCTCGACGAATTTCCATGTTAGGGTCGCCGAATGTAACTCTCTTAACTTTACCGCCAGACTGTACAAACACCTCAAACTTTTTGTTGCCACCTTTGATACGTCTAGGCTTGTTTAAAGTAACCTTCTCACCTTGATAATCAGCTTTAGCAAATTCAGTCTTCATGATCTCTTGTACAATGACCCTGAGAGCCTCTATACGATCCACTGAGGGGGCTTCAGCTTCTTCCATAGGTTCACTGCCCTCGTAGAAGGCTAGATACGCCTCATGGCTCTCTGCTGGCATGTATATAGCTTGCCCATTGTAGTCAGATACGTGAGTAGCTCCACCAAGTCCTAAATCCATAGATCTAGAGATAGCTTCAGGTTCTGTAGTAAAGATATCATTAGCATATTTTGCTTTACGTAAAGTAGAAACTTTGTGTCCTACCATTTGACCTGTAGGTTTACCTTTATCGTCAGTTATTTCAATACGTGCCGCAGGTTCTTCTTTTGTACCTGTTATTTTAACTGGTATGTTAGGTACTGTGCCATCTCTTACTATTTGACGTACAATACCACTAGCAGTTCCACCAGATGAGTTCCAAGATACTTTAGATCCGACTTTCATGATAAATTACCTTATGTTTCGTTCTTAATTAATACACCTTGGAAAGATGCGCCGATTGCTGTGTTGGTAGTGTCTGTAGATACTCTACACTCTAAATCTGTCTTCTCTGCAAACCCTTGTGGGTACTTAAATGACTGTATTAGTTGATTGCTTTGTATTACTTGTACAAACCTTGTCCTAAACACGTTAGATCCGTGATCTCTGCTGTTAAACTTACAGTGAACTAGCTTTTGAGCTTGAGATACAGCCGCAGTGAAATTAATCTCATCTATATATAGTGTATGTCCAGCAGGTACTGTATATGCGGCTATCTGTGTCTGATTACCTATGCTTATACTAGCATAAACTGAAGAGTTAGGAACTCCGCCTGTAGCACCAGAAGAACCTATGTATATAACACCACTAGTTCCTTCGTTAGAACCTGCAAGTGTAACAAAAGATCTGTATACTCTCAAATACGACAACTGAGTAGCTACTTGTGTCTGTCCGTTAAGAGTTATAGTCTCTTCTATTTCGTTATAGTCTTCATCTAGACCTTGTATGAGAATAGTTCTAGCTCCTATGCCAGTACCACTATCATTTGCACTTGTACTACTTACAAACATAGTAACTGCATTGTCTAACCATATGTAGTCACCAGCATTGCCCCAAACTGTTTCTTCTGTAGTATCTACGTCTGGGTTATATCCAAACTTGTATAAAGATCTATATCCTTGAGAGTGACCTCTAGATACAGCTAGATCAGTATGATCATATATTCTTTTAGGCCAACCACCAAACATCTGCTGTACCACCTGTTCATATTGTTCGTTAGGATCTGCGGCATCTTCTACATCTGGTCTACCTGTTAAGATACCACCAGCGGAAAATGAGTTAGACTGAGTTATAGATGTCGAGTTTACTACTGGGTTTCCAGTAACAATAGGAGATGCTGTACTTACCTCATCCTCTATTGCTGTAACATTAGATACTATAGGAGAACCTGTATCAGTATTACTTGTAGTTAGTAAATGATTTTGACCTACAGCGGAAATAGAGACTATAGGTTGACCTGTTGTAATGTCTATTACATTATTAACATGTACTTGTGTTATTGCAGTAGTTTGAACTATAGGGGCAACAACAACAAAGCTGTTTGCACCTATGTAGTTCTCATTAATAATAGGCTCACTAGCTTGAGTGAGTATTAAACTGCTATTTTCCTGTAGAATCCTGCTTGTCATGCTTAATGACCTCTATTATGCAGGATCAGGTATACCGATAGTAAATGACCCTAGTGAAAAAGTATTACCAGACGAAACAACTTGGCTTGCAGTAAGAGAACCTGTTGCAAGTAGACGGGAGTTAGTT